CAAAGTTAGCTGCTGTTGGTGCACCTTTAGCACCTTTCTTTCGCATTTTACCACCACGTTTTCTTTTAGCGTGTATGTTTGCGTATAAACCTTTACCAGCCATTATGCTCTACCACCACTCTTCATGTAGCCCATTTTATTTCTAACTTCTCTTGGAAGTTTTGATAATCCTTTTTGTTTTTTTGGATCTACAGGTTTTAAATTTTTACCTTTAGGAGCAAAAGTTTCTTTTATTTTTTCAACGTTTGTTTTTGGTTTTGGAGTTCCTCTGCTATAACCCATTCTACGGCCCATCATTCCGCCACCCATTTTCTTATCTCTAGCTAGCTCTTTACCTGTTTTAAATTTTTTCTGTGGCTTACTTTCCTCTATAAGACCTTTGTATTTTTGTTTAGGATTTACTCCAGGTGTAATAGAAAAAGTTGATTCTCCAATTTTACCTGATTTAAATTTAAATGCTCTTCCAGTATCAATCTGTTTTCTTAATTCTTTTTGACCTTCACGCATCATTTTTTTACCTTTTTTCATTTTTTCTTTTGATGCTACTGTTTGATCAATTCTTTTTGAATCTTCGTTTCTGTAAACTTTTTTTACACTTCCCTTAATATCTGTTGTTGGTTTTACGGATTTGATAGTTGGAGAAACTTTTTTCCCCGCTGCTTTTTTAAGTATGTATCCTACGAAACTTTTCATTTTTTGCCTCCGTTTCTAAAAATTTGTGTACCCTTTATACCATAAATACTCGCCACGACAAGGATCCAGAGGTTTGTGAACCATGACGGGAGCTGCGAAAACATATCGAAGAACAATTTTACTTTGTCCATCGCTGTCGGGTCATCCGATATCACCGCCCAGGCGAGCACCAACACGGGCAAACTGAGAATTATCAAAACTGCCTCGTCTTTCCAGTCTGATTGTCGGGCCTCTAACAATTTACCCTGGTAAGCTTCGTCACCTCGGGCCATACGTTCAGCATGCATTAATTGTGCATCTGACATTGCCATCTTCGTCTTCTGCTTGTTAGCATATATCTTACTTCCAGCAGAAACGGCTAATTTTATCGCCGATAACCACATATTAGTAAGCTTTAGAGTTTCTTTTCTTTTCTGCCAACATTCTGTTTTGACCACGAACTGGCATTTCAGGTTTTCCTGTACCAATTAAGTTAAAAGCTTTATCAGCAGTTGTTTTAGATCTAGAATCTACTTCAACACTTTGATCTGCAACTTTAACTTCTTTTATTTTGTCTAGTCTTTGCATTTATGCTCCTTTTTTTACCCCTTTTATAACACCTTTGTTCTTAGATGCATAGAATATCTTTTCACCCTTCTTCTTTCCATATTGTTTCTTCATAGATTTCATAATTTTTTTGCCTTTTTTGTTTAATGGCATTAATTATCCTCCGTAACTATGGTTGCTTGCTGTGCTCCGGCCTTTGCAAGGCTAACTCCAGCTCTTAATTTAGCTAATTTTTCGTTTTGTTCCATTTTTTCGTCTGCAATGTCGCCTTGTTGCATTAATCTTGCTCTTGCAAGGTCTTGTTGAGCCTCATCGTTGTCTCTTTTACGCTCATTTTCCATTGCACGTAGGTCAACTTCTCTAGATTTTAGTTTTAATAACGGATCAGAGTCAAATTGTGACGTAATTTGCTTCTCTTCCTTCATAAATTCTTCTGTCATCTCTGCAATCAACACTGCTTTTCTAGATTCAACCTGATTTGTAAGTGCTTGTAGCTGTGCTTGAACCTGTGGATTCATCGCTGCTTGTTGTTGCATCATCATCATTTGCTGCATTTGCTCTCTAAACTCTAGCGCAACTTGTTCCTGTGCCATTAAACTGATGTGTTCTAAAATATTTTTTTGTATCGCTGCCATAACTGCAGGGTTATTTCTAACAATGTTCGTTGACATGAAATTTAAGTGAGCTGTGACATGTGCTCTGTGATCCTGACCGTTGAAAGCTTGAAAAGGTTTACCAGCTAAAGCCATAATATGCTCTTGACTCGGGTCCATTGGTGCATTTGGAGCCGGTGGCGGTAATACTGCATCTACATTTTTAACACCTATTGCTTCATACATATTTCTGTAAATTTGATACATATTGTGTAGCTGTGGATTTGATGTAGCTATTTGTAATTGTGTTTGTGCAAGTGTAATTCTTTGTGACATAGAAAAAATATTTGGGTCTGCAACTGGTATTACATCTATTCTATCGTCAAAGTCTGATTGTTTTACATTTCTTGCTCCACCAACAACATCGTATGGATATTCTGGTGGTAGGTATTGTGAAACTACTTTTGATAATAATTTAAATTCATCTTTCATCGCTGCATAACATCTTTTATGAATAGCAGACATAACTCTTGAACCACGTTCTAATAATGCAATAGTTGTACCTACAGCTGCTGCTTGGTTACCATCACCTACTTGCATATCAGCAATAGCCGCAAACCTTTGACCTGCTTGCACAACTATACCTAATAAATTTAATAATGTTTGAGATGGTTCTTTGTATGGTAATGGAAAGAATGCATCACGCAAACTACCACCCGGTGCATCTACATCTTTAAACTCACCTGGTTGTATTGGGGATGCTTCATCTCTAACTCTAACGCCTCTTTGTTTAAATCCTGCAGGTAAGTTTGATAATGTTCCTGCATCTAATAATTGACGGAGAGCCGCCGTTGCCGTACGGCTCAATCCGCCAATCATATGAATGAGTCCAAAGCCATAAAA